CAGGTAGATCATCGTTTGGATTCGAAGCTGTTGCGTCTTCGTTGTACTCGTATGCAATTGATGCAAACTCTGCCCAGGTCCTGGTTGTCAACTGTAGAAAGTTGATGCCTGTTGTCTGGGGGTCAACCTCCAACAACGGCATAAGACCGTCAGCAACTGATTGAACCTGAGCCTCAAATAGTTCAAGTTCTTTTGCTTTGCGATCTTCGTCTTCAGTAGGAATAGTGAATGGCGTATCTTTCTTTGCCATGAACACTTCCATAATACCTTTGACTCTTGATGCATTGAAGGTAGGATCACCGTTCTCATCCAACTGATACTTCTTGAAATAGAAGTCAGGCAGTTGAATATTGTCAGGCTTAGCCCTTTCTTCCGAGCCTTCTGGATCACCAGATGTATCTGGTATGAACATAGACTCGTCTGTTTCATTAGCATAGACCAACTCTGGGCCTACCTCTTGATCTGCAGGATCAAAGATATCATTATCAGTATTTTTTCCCATAATTTACCTCCTTTGGGTTATTTAACTTATTAATATCGAAAACTTCAGCTCGCGAACGCATTTCGCTAACTTCAGCGCTTTTGAGTACCCAGTCGGGTACAGGAACTTCAGATATGTACATATAGCCTCCTATTTTTAGTTACACATAAAATTCACATAACATTAACTTGCACTTGCGAGTGTTAGCTCGCGAGTGAGAGTGCGGATGTACCTTGAAGCGCCAGCGCACGCCCGAAGCGGACGGGAGAGCGTAGCGGTTGTGAAACAACTCCCGCTCGCCTTCGAGCGTGTTGTTTGCGGAACGCAAACGAAACTGTGGGCTAGCCCACAGCGCAAGCGTAAAGGTACGAGCACGATTGGCTGGCAAGTAGATAGCACGCAAGCATACTCAGCGGAGAATCCAAAGACGAAGGGTCTTTGGTCGGGTGGATGCCGGGCGCGAAGCGGGCGGAGCCTTTTTTTAAAAAGGCTAAAAAGTTAAACAAAAAAAGGGAGAACTACCGAAGTAGTTCTCCCTTGATTAATAAGTGCTGGGTAGTCTCAAAGGACGTTCTTTATGTTCCCCCAGATTCACTTATATATGCACCTAGAGCTGTTGTCTTTTTAATTCATCCCTAACCCAGCCTAGGTGACTAACGCTCCTAAAGTTAGGGGTAGAATGTTATTGAGGAGAACCAGCCAGCTCCAACTCCTGTTGGACTGGCGCAGGTTCTTGTTTCCTCTCAATCTCTCTGAGAAAGACTTTGAAAGGATACCCTGTTGCAGGGTCCATGGGCACCGCTACATCGAAGTGCAACGTTAGACTTGCGTCTTTGTTGCTGGTAGCAATACCGAGCTCTCTGCTACGTGGCTTGTCTTTGCCAGGAACGAGAATGTATAAAGAATATATTTTTGACATGATTACCTCCTATGTCATTAGTTAATAAAAAACAATTTAGGATTAACTCGCGAACGATGGCGCTAGCCACCGTTCGTTTGCCACTCCCTAATTGCGTCACAATAATCGTGTTCAGGATTACCAGCTTGATAATACTTATCCACATAATCAATTGCCTCTTGCTTGGTAGCGAAACGAGAGAACGTAAGTTCTTCGGTGTACCATTCGAAAGGCGTACCATCGTCCTCCCATACAAGGCATTCGCCATAGTAAACAGGGAAATAACCACCCACAGACTCGTGGATGATTATCTTGTTTAGACAATCTTTATATTCACCTAATTTTCCGTATATCATATTTACTCCTTATTTAATTACTTATGGATTAACTTACGAGCGGTGGTGGTTAGCCACCGTTCGTTTGTATTGTTCTCCATGTTATGTTGTATCTTGTTCTATTCTCCAATGGTGCTGATACACCGTGGGCGAATCGATTAAAGAATATTCTGTTGCCTATGATAAGGTCTCTATCGTGTAGAGTTACCTTATCAACAGTGTAGTCAAACACTGCTGGCGCGCCCAAGCTAAGCGATGAGATAGAGCCTTTGAGTTCTTTCTCGTCGTCTTTATGCTTGTTGAGCTTTTGCCCAGGTTTGTATTGATTCACGAGAACGTGGTTGTAGTTCTCTCCAGTCAATTTATTCAAGCATTTAGTAAGTATCTCAATTCTAGGCGTATAGCCAGTAGCTATGTGAGAGCGCCCTGAGTAGTAATAGTCTAAGCCTGTATCTCCCAGCCATGCTGTGCCTCGTCCAAATTCTTGAACGAAATCAAGCTGTTGTATTTCGGCAAGAAGATGTTGAGCAAAGGCATCTCTTAGAGTAGTTCTAGGTTTGTATAGCCATGCTCCGCTGGCATCTTTGTAGAGTTTTAAGAATTTCATATCAGTCTCCTTATTTATTAAATAACCTCGGATTAACTTTCAACGAACAGCGGTCGCTGGGCGTTGTAAATGTTCCACAATGTTCCACAATGTTCCACGTAAAGCAGACAAAGTTGGAACACGATTAAGAGCCAAAGAATGCGGGTTGTACCGTGTTCTTTGGCAATGTTCCAAATGTTCCATTACAAAATGTTAACGAAAAATGGAACATGGTCGATGGTCGATTTAGTTTGTACAACCTGACATTCGTGGAACACTGGAACATCAGCGAGCAAACTACCCCTGAACGTGCATACTTATTGGCAAAATCGTGTTCCACAATTGTGTTCCATAAGGGGGTAAAGACATGGAACACGTGGAACATTTTGCATAAGGCACGCTCATTTATGAGTTACGCACGCTGAATCCACATCAGGCAAGCTGATGATAGTATGATAGTATGATAGTAGAACTAATTGTTTAGGAACTACACCTCCGCCAGTCATCTTTTACCCCGACTTTCACGGTTGCATCAAGGATACTTTCATTACGTAGTTACGTGTTTACCCACAGCGTTACGCTACCAGCTCTCGAAGTCTGATGAGCCTAGTCAAATTAAGACATTCCGCCGTATGCCTAAACAATTAGTTAATAAAATGCCTGACTCATTCTCCGATTGCTCAGATGGGTGACCGTACCCCGGCTATCAAACATACACAGGACTTCTGTATGTTCGGTTGTCTTTATCTCATTGTGGAAAAGTAACAACAAACTTATTTCGGATTAACTTACGATGTACAGCGTTTAGCTGGACAGCGAGGAAAGGTGATAGTAAGAGTTTACTACCACCCCTCGGGTGAAGTTAGAAGTGCCATATTATTGCGTAAACCCCTAGATAGATAAGGAGTTGATTCCAATAGAATGTATGGGACTCGTAGCTCCGAGTTATCCTGTGGCTCAGAGATACGACTGTAGGAGATGATAGTTTAGCTATACTAGCTCCAATAAAGTGCCCTATCTTATAAGCTATGTTATCCCTCATGATGCTCTCCTACGATTACGTGGACGAGACATGCGAATGAAAGCCACATGTGCTTGACCAGTAGCGAAAGAACAAAGTCCCATGCTAGCCCATAGAACTAGATAGAGACCTCCAGTGTTAAAACGATATTCCCATAAGTCAGTGACTACAAAGAACATGTCATAAGTCATAATTGAAAATAAAGCGAACGATAAAACGAACAAAGCTAAGTTAATGTATTTAATAATCATAATGATAGTAGGTTGTGGTGAGGAGCCGAAGCCCCCCACCGGGTTAATTAAGAGAGGTCTAATTCCTGCTGGACAGGTTGCCTGACTCGGTCTTTAGCGTCCGAACCAACCGGATAGGAGCGAGGAGTATCGTTGAGGATTCTCTCCACTTCCTGTGCTTTCTGCTCTTCATCTTGCTTAGCTTCTTTGTAGCCAGTGATGATAGTAGATGCCATATCCACAGGTTCTTTAATCATGCTAACAGTTAGCTTTTGTGTTTGGTAAGCTAATGAACCAATCTTCTTTAATATATTCATGTTTCTCCTTGATATATTAATTAATGTCTGTATCACCCGATACAAACTTACTTCGGATTAACTTACAACGGACGCCGCTAGGTGGGCGTTGTTACTGATAGGGGTCCCATGGACAAGGTTCCAATACATAGAATACTAAAACAAGGTTCCAAATGGAAAAACGGGAGACGGAGTGTGCTGACAGAGAGATGGGAGAAGAAGTGAGCCTGATATACTGTACTTTTTTCAAATTTTTTTGCAAAATGGCATCTCATGTCGATCCTTAGAGAAAAAGACGAAGCTCATATTGTGACTGAGTCCGATCGAGCTGAGCTTCAATCTCATTTTCCATATGCTGGAATACATTTAAACGAGCTTTCGCTACAGGAAGAAAGGCTCTTGTTATTTCATTTACGTGGTATGAGTAAAGCAGCCGCCGGCCGTGCTGCGGGGTACTCTGACATCGATCGAGTGTACTCTATTTTTAAACAACAAAAATTTCAAAATGCTTTGCAGTACTTACGTAATGAGATGCGTGAAGAAATAAAGTTTGATAAAGATACAGCGACTTCTATGTATTTAGAAGCGCACAGAAAAGCAGCTACCTCTACTGAAGAAAAGAATGTTGTCGATTCTTTGTGCAAGCTCCACGGCCTATTTGCACCAGACAATGCAACACAAATAAATATAAATGTAGATAAAGTCCAACAGCTAGAAAAGTTATCTGATGCTGAATTATTAAAACTCGCAGGAGAAGACCAGAACTATTTGGAGCCTGGCGATGGAGATTGATAAGCAAGAATGCTCCAAGTGTAAAGGACTGTTCCCCGATACATTAATACCGACGGACGGGATCTGTGTGTATTGCAAAGCGGATGCAGCAGAAAAAGTCGCGGCTCCGCAAGAACCCGTACCCCCAAAAGTTAGAAAACAACAATCTGCTCAAAAGCGAGCGGAGAAAGAACTCGCGCTCCGTATATTGTCCCGAAAGCGGTTGTTGCCTTTTGTAGAAAAATTTAATCCTGATTACCATGCAGGATGGGTACATAAGGATATATGTAAACGTCTAGAAAAATTTAGCGAACAAGTTGAGAACAAAGAGTCCCCCAGGTTGATGTTGTTTATGCCGCCTCGACATGGCAAATCTACTTTGGCTAGTATTGCGTTCCCAGCTTGGCACTTAGGTAGGCATCCTAATCATGAGTTCATTAGCTGCTCATACTCAGGATCTTTAGCTATGAACTTCTCGAGAAAGGTACGTCACTTATTAAGAGAACATGTTTATAAAAAAATTTTTGAAAATACGAAACTTGATAAGGATTCCCAGAGTGTTGAATCATGGAACACAACCACGGGCGGCGGTTACGTGGCTGCTGGAGTTGGTGGTGGTATCACGGGTAAAGGTGCAAACATTCTACTCATCGATGACCCTGTAAAGAACCGTGAAGATGCAGAGTCTGATAACAATCGCGATGCAATCTGGGATTGGTATACAAGTACGGCGTATACCCGTTTGTCACCAGGTGGTGGCATACTTGTAATTCTTACAAGAT